GGAAAATATTGATGCTGCCAGGTTTGATCGAAGAGGGAATGTTTGCGGCGAATAAGGAAGAGCAGAGCAATAAGATGCATGAAGGTGTGTATCTGCCATTGCGCGATCCATTGGGGCGGGCAGTGGGCGAGGTGCTGTGCCCTGAGATATTGCCGAAAACGGAAATGATGAAGATCCGCGAGGCGCAACAGGATTTTTATTTTCAGGCGTTGTATCAGCAGATGCCATACAACAAGGACGGTCAGAAGTACAAGCGCGATTGGTTCAAGACTGTGGCAAAGATGCCCGATGATGTGACGATGAAGTTCATCGTGCGGCTATGGGACAAGGCGAATTCGACGAAGGGCGATTACACGGTTGGGGCGTTGATGGCTTATTGCTCGGATGGATTTATTTACATTATCGATATTGTGCGCGGGCAATGGTCATCTTATGAACGCGACGTGAAGATGAAGAAGACCGCGGAGACTGACCGTGAGAAATATGGAAAGGTGAATATCTGGCATCAGCAGGACCCGGGGTCCGCGGGGAAGGATTCGGCAGAGGCGACGAACCGTTTGCTGATGGGATTCCCTGTGAAGTTTGAGACGGTGACAGGTGATAAGGCGACACGTTCAGAGCCGATGGAAAGTGCATTCCAGGGCGGGATGATCTTTTTATTGAAAGGCGCATGGAACGAGGCTTTCATTGATGAGTGTGTGGCATTCGACCGCGGCAAATATGACGACCAGGTGGATGCGGCAAGCGGTGCATATAACAAATTGCTGGAAATGATCGGGTCACATAGGAAGAGCAAAATTCAATGAACTTTTTCACGGATCTACTTCGCAAGGCAATCGGTACTGTCTCGAAGGCATTTTCATTTGTGCCTGTCTTTACGCGCTATGCATTCTCTGTGTTGACGTTCGATAAGATGATCCGCGAGGGTTACAAGGCGAATGCAGCGGTGAGTGCGTGCGCGACGACGTTGCAGTTGACTTTCCCTGAGCCGCCTTTGCTGGCAGGTTATGAAGAGGACGGTCGCTTTTTAGCAGATTACAAACATGCTGTGATGCCTTTGCTGCAGAAGCCGAACCCTGATATGGGGCAAAAAGAATTTATGCAATTTTCAATCGCATATTGTTCGATCGGTGGAAATGTTTATATCTGGAAGCAAAGAGCGAAGAATGGAACTGTGCTTGCTTTGTGGCCATTCAGTGATGCGCAGATCACGCCCATTGCAGGGCATGATACAGGTGAAGGCTTTGTAGCTTATTACGAATTCGATGCGGGGGATGGAAAGAAAGTTCCCGTGTCGAAGGATGACATTATCCACTGGAAATGGATGATCGATCCGCTGCAACCGTGGAGAGGCATCGGTGCGATCGAGCTGTGCGCGCGCGAGGTGGATAAGGATAACGAGGCGACTTCCTATATCTTCGCGCTGTTGAAAAATAATGCAGTGCCGCCTGTGGTGATCACGCTGGAAGATGGGGATGATGTGTCACAGGAAGAGATCGATACGATGGGTTTGAAGTGGGTGCAGAAGCACAGCCGCGGCCAGCCCGCTTTCATTTCGAATGGGATGAAGGTTGAGCAAATGGGATTTGACCTGAACAAGCTGGCAGCGGATACGCTGGCAGATATCCCTGAGACCCGAATCGCGGCGAATTTCCATGTGCCTCCATCTGTGGCTGGTTTGAATGTTGGAATCAAGCGTTCTGATTACGGTGATACGGCAGCACGCAAAGCATTCACTGAACAAACGTTGATGTCTTTATGGAGCTTATTCGCTTCGGAATTGTTGAACGGGTTGAAGGATGAATATCCTGGCACCGCTGCGAATTTTGTTTTGCAATTTGACCTGCGACGTGTTGGGGTGCTACAGGAAGAATTGAGCAAGCGTTGGGAACGGGTGACGCTGGCATTCAACCGTTCGTTGTTGACGCGAGGGGAAGCAAAGCAGGAATTGGGTATGAAGCCTGTTACAGGCGATGATGTTTATTACGTTTCACTGGCTACGGAATTTGTGCCTGCGGGGGAGGCGGTGGTGAGGGATAGTGGCGCGCCGAAGAGCAGCCCCACCCTGCCCTCCCCAAATGCAAAGAACGCATTTGGAGAGGGTTCAAAAAGCAGGACTGGGGGGCAGGCTTTGCAACGCATTCGATTGGATGTTGCGCGGCGGATGAGCCAGGCTGTGGATGTGTATTTCAGTCAACTGGCGGATCGGGTGGTTGAGAGATCAGGAAAAACCTGGGCCCCCATCGCCCTTCGGGCACTTCCCCCAAATTCGGAGAGCACGAATTTAGGGGAAGAAAAGAAACTTCCGAATGCTGGTGAGCTGTTGACTGGCGATGATCGGAAGAAGTTGGAAGCATTGATGAAGCGATTCTATGTGGAGGTTTTGCGACTCTCATGGGAGCAGTGGAATTATGTTCTGGGAGTTGAGAAGGCGTTTGATCTGGAAGATCCTTTGGTGGGTCAATTATTGAAACTGGCTGCGCAAAATGTGAAGGATATTCACGATGAGACGCTGAGCCAGATCCGCGATGTGCTGAAGTATGGCAATGAGCAAGGTTGGGGCATTGATCAGCTGGTGCGGGGAGATGATCAGCAGGCAGGTTTGAGAAATATTGTGGATGAGCTCTACAAGGGCCGTGCGCAAACCATTGCGCGAACTGAACTTGGTGATGCTCAGAATAGTGCGACCGTAAGCCGATACAAGGAAGCTGGTGTGAAGCTGGTTGAGATCCTGGATAACGGCAGCACTGATGATGATGACGAATGCAAGATCGCGAATGGTGAAATATGGACGCTGAGTTATTTCAATGAAAATCGTTTGGAGCATCCGAATTGCACGCGGGCGGCAGCTCCAGTGTTTGATGATGTGACGGCTGATAGAGGATAAGGAGAATAACGTGGAACCAATTAACTTTCCTCAAGCAAATAGAAAGCTGGGAAAACCCGTTGGAATGACGGACAAAGAATGCGGTCCCTTACCGATCTTTAACGATGGCGTGTATTGCACTTCATGCTGGCAGATGACATGGAGAGAAAGATTTTCTGCGTTCTTCTTTGGGAAGGTGTGGCTGAGCGTGATGAGCGGTCAGACACAACCGCCTGTTTCGTTGGAAGTGAAGAAAACTATTTTTGTTGAAGTTGGGCAGGGAGACCCTGCCCCTACGGAGAATAAAGAATGAACAATTTTATAAAACAAGAGATACATCGACCGAAGCCTGTGACCATTGAGCGGGATGTGAATGATGTGATCGTGATCGAAGGGGTGAGGTATCACGGAGATTTGTTTCGTGCATTCAGTCTTCCAGAAAGCGACGTTTTGTATTCGGTGCGACGTGATGAGGATGATGTTGTGCGTTTGACTGTGATCCGCAATTTGGATGAGGCGAAAGAATTTTTTGACCCCCACCCTGCCCTCCCCCAAATAGGGGAAGAGCACCCCGATTTGGGGGAGGAAGGGCAAGATCAAGAACAAGGAGAAGACGATGGATTATAAATTTTTGCCGTTTTTTTTGAAGGATCTGGATGAGAAGAATCGGACGGCGACTGGGATCTTCGCTGTGCATGGGAACGTGGACAGCGGGGGGGATATGTCGATGAATGGTTCGTTTGGGAAACGATTGGAAGACGGGAGCCGTGACCGCGTGAAGTTTTTGTGGGGTCACAATGCAATGAACCCGCCTATCGCGAGTATCAAGGCTATCAGCGAGGTGGGGCGGGATGCTCTGCCAGCGAAGGTGCTTGAATGGGCACCAGATGCAACTGGCGGCGTGGAGGTGACGCGCAAATATTATGACGGTGTGCCGCTGTCTGATTGGGTGTTCAAGGCTATTCAAGAGAAGGACATCACTGAGATGTCTTATGCATACGACATACGCGAGGAGGGAAAGAAGAAACTGGATGATGGGAGGGATGTCCGCATTTTGCAGGATGTGGAGCTGTACGATATTTCGGATGTGAATTGGGGGATGAACCCTGCAACGGCTGGCGTGAAGGGTCTGCCTGTGACAGGCACGACTTTTGCACAACACTCTGCGCTGGTGGCGGCCACCATTGAAGAGTTTGCAGCTCGCGTGATGGATCGGAAGAATTTCCGCGAGCAAGAAGGACGCACATTATCTGAGGCTACGAGGGAACGCCTGGCGAAGATGACTTCGGAGATCGAGGCTATTTTACGCGAGACACAACCGATGGCTGATGAGAAGGATGTGCTGAATGAAGTATCCAAATTCTTTTTCAATGAATCAAAAATTAAAGGAGCAATCTCATGAACTGGAAAGAACTGTTAGCGAAACTTGATGCGAAGCGCGCCGAATTGGCTGCCATCTTCGCGAAGGCCGCCACCAAAGTTGACGGTCAGGACCGTTACAACCTGACGCCCGAGCAGCTCGAGGATGTGAAGGCACGTAATGCTGAGATCGATGACCTGGCGAAGCAAGTTGAAGATGCCAAGTCCGTGGATGCGATCTATCTGGCGAATCAGAAGGCGATCCGCGAGGGTAACAGCCCTGCAGGTCAATTGCCTTTACATTCTGGCAATCAACAGCCGCTTACCCAACAGCCGAAACAGCTCAAGAGCCTCGGGCAATTGTTCGTGGAAAGCGATGGATATAAGAATCGCAGAGACGCGAAGAACATTGAAGTGCAGTTGAATGACTTCAATTATCTCGAGCAGAAGACTTTGATGGAGACAGGCGCTGGCTATGCTCCGCAGGCTGTGCGCACTGGGCGCGTGGTTGAGTATGCACATCGCCGCTTGATCGTGGCGGATGTTATCCCACAGTCGGAGACCGATCAGAATGCGGTTGTGTACATGGAAGAAACCACTTCGACCAATAGCGCAGCTACACGCGCTGAAGGTGCGCAGGCTGGTGAGAGTGCGATTGCTTACACCGAACGCACCGATGCAGTGCGCGAGATCGCGACCTTCATCCCCGTGACCGAGATCCAGA